AACACTAAAGGGTGCAAAACTTTCTGGAGACGCAGAAGACAAGATGTTTAGATTCTTACAAACAAATCTTAGAGGGCAGTCACACAGAACGTTATATATTCCACTTCCAGGTGATAGCGAAAACAACAAAGTTGAATTTAAAATGGAGCCCATCGAAGACGGTATACAGGACGGCTCATTTAAAGAGTATCGTAAACAAAACCGTGATGACATCCTAGTAGCACATCAAGTGCCACTGTCTAAACTTGGAGGTGGCGATTCTGCATCTATAGCAGCAGCACTTGCACAGGATCGAACCTTTAAAGAGCAGGTTGCAAGACCAGCCCAAAGACAAATTGAAAAAATGATCAACAAAATTGTTCGTGAAAAGACAGATATTCTTGAGTTTGTTTTTAATGAACTAACTCTTACTGATGAAATAGCACAGTCTCAAATTCTTGAAAGATATGTCAAGAATCAGATTATGACTCCAAACGAAGCAAGAGTTCTTTTGGATATGCCACAACGAGAAGGTGGCGATGAGGTGTTAGAACTTAAACCCACTGCAGCAGCAGAAGCAAATACAACAAGGGCAAGAGATTCTGAAAGAACAAATAACAACTCTGATAGCACATCTACAGTTGCTGGAAGAGCCCCAAAGGGAGAGGGAAGAAAAACTCCTTAGTGTCCAATATGTCCATATTGTGATATATGCGTAAAAGGGGTTTATAATATAATAGTGAGTAATATATCCAAAGCCCATTGGAACTCTAATGGGGAAAATTTGCGTCTTTCAATGCCTTTTTCAAAGGTAGACAAAGAACGAAGAACCGTATCTGGATTTGCATCCCTAGATAACATTGACAAGCAAGATGACATTGTTACAGCAGAAGCATCAATGGATGCCTTTGCAAAATTCCGAGGAAATATTCGTGAGATGCACCAGCCATTAGCAGTTGGCAAAATGGTTGACTTTAAAGCAGAGAAATATTTTGATCCAGAATCAAAAAAGTTTTATAGCGGTGTCTTTGTATCTGCCTATGTTTCAAAAGGTGCACAAGATACTTGGGAGAAAGTCCTTGATGGAACTCTTTCTGGTTTTTCAATTGGCGGAAGAATGAATAAATGGGATGATGGGTTTGATGAAAAGTCAGACAAAGCAATTAGAATTATTAAGCAATACGATTTGATAGAGTTGAGTCTTGTAGATTCCCCAGCAAATCAATTTGCAAATATTGTATCAGTTGAAAAAGTTGATGGAGTCGATGTATTTAAAGCAGATGCCACCGTACTTGAAAATGTTTTTTATGATAGAGAGTCTGGCATAGTTCAGATTTCAGAAAATGAGTCAGAAATAAGTCCTACAACAGGCAATGCTATGGAGAATATAGGTTTCGTTGAAAAAACGGATAATGAAAAAACAACAATGATAAAATTCTTAGTTGATAGTGCTAAAGGCATTAATACTTCTAAGATTAACAAGGAGGTACAACCTATGACAAAATCAAAAACACAAGTTGAAAAGACAGACGTAATTGAAGATGTTATGGTCGCTCCAGAGGCAGTTGCAGAAATTACTGAAGAAATTGCCAAGACAGAAGAGGTTGAGACAGCAGATGTTGTCAAGACTGATGAACTTGTAGCAGAAGAGATTGTCAAGGCAGAAGATGCTGAAGCAGTCGAAACAGTAGTTGAAGCAGTTGTAGAAGTATCTAAGTCAGAAGAGGTAATTGCAGATGCAGTTACTGAAATGAAAAATACTCTAGAATCAGCCTTTAGCGATCTAGTGTCAACAGTAAAATCTTTGCAAGCAGAAGTAGAACTTCTTAAGTCTTCAAAGGTAGACGTTGATACAGTAAAGGATTCATTTACAGCAGTTGCAAAAGATATTGCAGCCGTATCAGATGAATTTAACGAATTTGGAAAACGAGTAGACGCTGTGGAAGCAGACACCGCATTCCGAAAGTCTGGAGATATCGGCGATATCTTTCAGTCTCAACCTGAAATGGTTGAAAAATCCCTATGGGGCGGTAGTTTCCTCAAAACAGCCGATCTATTCAAATGAAAAAATCACTAGGAGGTGACAATATGTCAGAAGAAATAATCAAAAACCAGCCAGGCGCAAGTGGAGATCTCGGTGCAACAGCACCAGGGCTTTACCAGGGTCAAGGTGCTTTCGCATCAGGTGGAATTGGTGGAGTATCAACACCAGGTGCAAGTACACTTGGAAATATTCCAACAGCGACACTTGGATCTACAAGCGGAGCCAATGCTGTAAACCCTAGTGGTTCAGCGGCTTCTGGAATTTTGCGCCCCGAGCAGGCACGTCGTTTTATCGACTATGTTTGGGATGCAACAGTATTAGCAAAGGATGGCCGTCGTGTAACAATGAAGGCTAATTCTATGGAACTTGAGAAGGTAAACGTCGGTGAGCGTGTAATTCGTGCAGCAGCGCAAGCAATTGGTACATACACAAACACAGGTGCAACATTCTCTAAGGTCGAACTTACTACCAAGAAGATTCGTCTTGATTGGGAAGTAACAGCAGAATCATTGGAAGATGGTGTAGAAGGTGACGCTCTAGAAGATCACTTGGTACGCCTAATGACCAACGCATTCGCAAACGATATCGAAGATCTCGCTATCAACGGTGATGGTTCAACAGGTTCATTCCTGTCAATCATGGACGGATTTATCAATAAAGCAAAGACTGGAACAGGTGCTGGACAAGCACATGAGTCAGTTGTAACTGTAGCAGATAACGCCTGGACACCTGAAGTTATGCAGGGAATCATTAATGCAATGCCACGTAAGTACCGTGCACTTAAGAACAATCTTAAGTTCTACGCAGGTACAGATACATTTGGAGGAATCGTTAAGAATAACGGTACCCTTGCAGATGCAGTTGCTGAAGCATTTTCAGGAATTCCTATCGGAAGCACACAGTCAAATCGTCAATCATACCTTGATGGCGTAGGACAGACATTCGGTGGAGCACGTACAACACGTGTTCTCGGAATTGAAGTTCAGGAAGTTCCTTACTACCCAGCAGGCTATATCGACTTGACATTCCCTGCAAACCGTGTATGGGGATTCCAGCGCGACATCGTTGTAAACCGTGAGTACGTAGCAAAGAAGGACACAATTGAATACACAGTATTCGTCCGCTTTGGTATTCAATGGGAAGAAGAGGATGCAATTGCATTCGCTGACGCTGCTTCAGATTAATCTGTAAACAGTACCTTTAATGGGGGGCGGGAGTTCACTCTCCTGTCCCCCTTAATACTTTAATGATATAATACAAACAAGGAGGATACAATGGAAAATGATAACTATAACAATCCGTTTTCAGCAGACAATGCTGAAGAGCATGACCATGTCGAAGCACCAGCAGTAGAGGCTACAGTAGAACCTGTAGTTGAAGCAGTGGTAGAAGCACCAGCAGCAGTTGAGCCAGTTCAAGCGCTAGGCTTTACAGAAACAGGTGCTATTGGATCAATGGCAGCAGACGGCGCAAGTAAAACAATTAACACAGATGTAAACCTTTCAGGAAAGGTAGCGCTTTTTTCAACAAAGAGTGTTCGCTGGGAAGAAGTTGGAACCCTTAATAGGGGCTACAACATCGTAACACAAAAGCAAGCAGACAAGTGGCTAACTCGCTCACATGTTCGTATTGCTACACCTGAAGAAGTCGAAAAGGCTTTTGGATAATTAAAGATGAAAATATTGAGAGTTCCGCCATACTCAAATACTACAGTTAATTTTACTATTCCTGCAGGTTATACTGTAGCAACAGATTTTAAAATGTATTTGTATGATATGGCGGATCTTTCATTTTCACATAATGAATTTTTAAATAAAGTAACTGGGCAGACAATATCAACAACTTTGCCTGGAAGATATGACTCTTACTATGAACTAACAGTCTTAGATGAAAATGAAGAAACAATACACTCTGAGTTTTATGAAGTGGTAAGGCCATATTCAAACCCATCAGACAACGCAACAACTGCTTCTGATATTGCAGAATATACAAAAAATGAAGAATTAGCAAGAGCAATAATTGATTCTGTTGTTCCAGAAGGATTTTATTATAAAAGAAAAGTTTTAAATTTTACAGGAACTGGATCTGACTATTTGCCAATCTGGGATGACGTAAAGAAAGTTTTGTCGGTATATGAAAATAACAAACTAGTAGAAGATAGAACATACGAAGTAACATCAGATAAAACAGCAATAGTTGAGTCTTCTACAGAGAATATTAATCGTGCAGAGTCTGCTCCGCTAGTATTGCCAGCAGCATCATCCGACTCTTTAAATCCTTTATTCGTATATAGAGGTTTTGCACACACTTGGGATTATAGAATTGAAGTTGAATGTGGGTACATTTCTGTACCGTTAGACATAACTAGGGCAGCAGAAATGCTTATTCATGACATAGCATGTGGCAAATTAGATTATTACAAGAGGTTTATTTCTTCTTATAACACAGATCAGTATAGAATTCAGTTTGATAAAGGTCTTTTCGAAGGAACAGGAAACATAATTGTAGACAAGATACTTTCAAAGTATGCTAAGTCTATTACAAAAATTGGGGTATTATAATGACAGTTTGCGAAAGCCCAGACTTCATGTTTCCAATGCAAGCATCTTTATATCATCCAATAGTTGATCAAGGAGACTTTGGCGCAATAAAAAAACACTGGGTTCTTGATAGAGTCTTTGCTTGTAGTTTTTCTTCAGGTGGATCAGCCTTTAAAGAAGAGGTAAAGCCAAACGTAAATATCACACAGAACTCAATCCTAGTTGGAAGAATAAAATCTGACATTAGAATTTCTTTGCTAGATAGCAAAAATGCTTTAACAAATATATTAATTTCTGATATTAAAGACCAAGAGGGAAACCTTATTTATATGGAAACTTCAGGTCCTAGATCTGGCAAAGGTACTTTATTTGAGGTAGCAACCTATGAACCATTCACTGGACCGTTTGGCGTTGTTGAATCTTACAAGGTAGTAATAAGAAGATCAGAGAATCAGTCAGGTGATGTATGATAACAACATTTAATTCAAAACAATTTAAAAAAGATATGAACAATATAGTTAATTATTCTGTAGGATTTTTAGAGGGTATTCAAAGAGGAAAGACTGTATTCCTAAAAACTCTAGGAATGGAAACAGTAGAAATAATGAAAGAGTTTATAGATTCTAATGCAAGGGTTAACCCACAGATGCTTCATCATGTTTATGAATGGACTATGACTGGAAGCCCAGAAGCAAGGCTATACGATATTTCATACACAACAAGCAATCTAGGACTATCTTTTAGATCATCTTTTAGTCAGTCTAAATCTATCAAAGATGGATCACGCACACCATTTTATGATAAAGCAAGAATCATGGAAAAAGGAATTCCAGTTACAATTAGACCAAGAGTTGCACAGATATTAGCGTTTGATGATAACGGAGAAACGGTGTTTACAAGAGGGCCTGTAGAAATTTTAAACCCTGGAGGAACAGAAGTAGAAGGCGGTTTTGAAAAAGTCTTTGACATGTTTTTTAATAAATATTTCTCACAAGCGTTTTTAAGAACAAGTGGCGTTGCAAGATATCTTGAAAATCCACAGGTATATAAAAAAGATATGCCAGCAGGCAAAAGAATTGGTAAGGCTAAAGGTTTATCAACTGGATATCGTTGGATTGCTAACGCAGGGATGGGTGCATAATGGCTCTTATTCATCATCCACCTACAATTATTAACGCATACTTAGCAGCAAAAATAGATCCTGGATTCGATTCTCAAGGAACAACATATTTTTTCCCAACACTTCCAACAGAAATTGATGCACTAACTGAAACTTTTCCACAGAGCAACGGTGTCTTTGGAGTATACGATAGAATGTTTAAAATGAGAAGGACTCCATTCCCATACATTAAATGTGAGCAACTTCTATATTATTTTTACTCAGTAGGAAATGACGCACAAAGGAATATGGTTATAACACAACAACAAGTAAGCGACTTACTTGATAACGGTGACGATTCAGCAAAAGACCTTAATGAATGGGCGCAGGCAAACCTAGATTATGAGACCATAGATTCTAAGCCTATGTTCTTTCACAATTTTAAGATCTACCAACTCGAAGAAACTAGAGATATTGTAGACTTTGCCACAGCCCGTACCTATGCGGGGAATAAGATAATTATCGACTACGACTGGCACCCACTAGAACTACCAGCATAATAAAATGGTAGTATAATTAGTGTGAGGAAACAACCCCCTTTTAATAAAAATGAAAGAGGTGAAATATATGGCATACAGCCGTGGTTCAAGTAGTAACATTATCGTAGGTGCAGCAGCACTATTTACGCATGATGATGGCCCAATCGGATACGTAACAGCATCTGGAGCAATCACTGACGCACAAGCAGCGACAGATCTTCCAGTAATGACAGCATCCGCAACATCCTATAAAGAAACTTTGTCACTTGACACTGATTACACAAATATAGGATACACATCAAATGGTTTGGAACTTGCATTCCAACCAGACTTTGGTGATGTAGCAGTAGATCAACTTCTCGACGTTGCTCGTTTATTCAAGCAAGGCATGACAGTTAATCTAAATACATCTTTCGCAGAGGCAACACTAGAAAATCTTCTAGTAGCAATTGCAGGAGATACCGCAGATCTAGCAACAGCAGGAGGACTTCAAACAATGAAGATTTCTGCTGGAGATATTGGCGACGTTCCACTAGAGCGTGGTCTAGTAGCAGTAGGACCAGGTTCTGGTTCTTCTCTAGATCCAAAGGAAAGAATTTATGTAGCATACCGTGCACTCTCAATTGAGAACGTAACAGTATCTGCAAAGCGCGACGAGGCTTCAATGTTTGAAGTTTCATTCCGTCTTCTTCCAAACGATAATGCGTCTTACGGTAAGATCGTAGACCGCACACTATCAGCATAATACAACTTAATATGAGAGGCTCAATCCTTCGGGGTTGGGCCTTTCTGTTTGGTATACTTATATAATGGCAACAAAAATATATGATACAAAAAAAATATCACTAGTAGATGATAGAGTTATTGTTGCTTCCCCATTAAAAATAAAATACCTAAGAGAATTTTTAGAAACATTTGAAAAAATTAAAGAAGCAAAAAGTGATGATGAATCAATATCTATTCTGGCTCAATGCGCTCTTATTGCAATGCAACAATATTGCCCATCAATTAAAACTATTGAAGACTTAGAAGATAGCCTAGACTTACCAACTATCTATGATGTTATTGATGTTGCAGCAGGAATCAAAATTAACGAGAAGTCAGAAGACACTGTTAAAAATCAGGCAGTTGACAGTGGATCAACATGGGAAACCTTAGACTTAGCAAAACTAGAGTCAGAGGTTTTTTTAATTGGTATATGGAAAGACTATGATCAATTAGAATCA